AAGGGGTCAGTGCAACACACGAAGATATCCCTGTGTTATGTGCAGGTTATCAAACATTTCCCAACGTGTACTGGTATTGGTTTATTGCTACACCGTTGGTGAGAGATTTTTTTAAAAATATAACACGTGAAGCCAAGAAAATGATAACAAAAAATCAAAAAACTAATCCTCAAGCCAGACACATAGTACAAGTTTGGAATAAACATCAGGACTCTGTAAAATGGCTAAATATTTTAAAATTTAAACCCTTTTCATCATTTTCCGTTGGGAATGAAGAGATTTTATTAATGGAGATGAATCGAACTTAATATGTGTGCACCAACCAAAGATTTAGCCAAACTAGCAGTAATAGCCGCGGCCGCATATGCAACCGGTGGAGCCAGCATAGGTGCAACCACAGCGGCAACCACAACCACAGCGGCAACCACAGCAGGAACAACAGCAATTAACTGGTCTGGAATGTTTTCAACTCTATCAAATGTTGTTAAAGTTGCGGCACCGTTAATGGGAGCGGCTGGGTCAATCTACAGCGGAGTAATACAAGCAAATATTTTAAAATCTAAAGCCAACTTTGTAGATTATTCTGTTACCATGGATATGGAAGCATCAGCATTAAGAAAGATTAAAAGAGAAAGACAAATGAGAACGGCATTAGCAAGTCAATATGCAAAATGGGGCACAACTGGTGTAACTGTTGAAGGAACACCTACAGATGTGTTAGGTGAAACATCAGCTAAATTTGCTGAAGATCAATTCATTGATGATTTTAATACATCACAAAAAATATACGGCAAACAAATTAGTGCAGAACAATTAAGAGTAGAAGCACAAGGTGCTATATTAGGTGGAGTAACCAAAGCAGTTACTACATTAGGTATGAGAGGTACAACACCAAAACCTAAAACAAATATCTTTACCGAAATACCCATGGGACAAGGAGAAACATTTTAATGGCTACAATACCTGAAACACCACCACTAGAACAAACATTACCGGGCTCAAGAGACAAAGCAAAACCAATTCCTACAGTAACTTCTGCAGGACCTGAAGCTCAATCTACATTTACTACACCATTTATTGCGGGAGAATCTGCGGCAAGGACAGTGAGCGGACTGACCGATACATTTAATAAAATAGCAGATGAAAATGCAATTCAAGAAGCAAAAATAGCAGGATATCAAGATCAACAAAAAAGAATTGAGCAAGGTGATCCTAACTATGTAGGCAGTGGGTCGGCATTTACATTATCAGGCAAAGCCTACGAAGCGGGTGCTACAGTTGCTATGGTTAATAAAAAAAGAGGTGAGATTGATGAGCAATTGGGAGCATTAGCATTAAAAAGAAGAAGAGATCCAAATGCATTCAATAAAGAAGCAGGAGAAATCAAAACAAGAATATTATCAAATTTACCAGGTAATGTACAACTTGCAGTTAGTGATGATTTTGAAAAAGCTAAAAACAATTTTAATTCACAAATTAATTTAAGAATATTACAAGATAATTTTGAAGAGAACCAACAACAAATTATTAATGGTATTGACAGAGATACTACAAAAGTTTTTAGTGCAATCAGAGATCATGGAATAAATGCTTCTGGTGCTATTACAGAAGGATTTACAAATATTACAAGCAATTTACAAACATTAAAAGATGTAATACAATTAAGTCCTAAAGAATTAAAAACAATCAGCGATAGTGCAAGACAACAAATATTTGCTCAATGGTTGCAACAAGAATTTAAAAATAATGCAAACAACCCAGAAGGATTAAAAAATTTAAAAGAACAATTAAGAAACGGCACATACACATTTGGACAATTGGGTGAAGAGTATGGAAACTACATACCGGGTGGTAAACAGATTACATTAGCAGAAGGCAAAAGTTATCTTTCTATTTTAGAAAAATATCAAACAGATTATGCTAAACTTGCGGCAGGAGAAAGATACACATTTAATCTTCAACACAAATCAGATTCAGATTCAATAGCAGATGGAACAAAAGGATTTAAAGTTACTTGGAACCCAGATGGTAGTCAAGTTATTGCTTATGACAGCACAGCATTAATTTATAACGAAGCACAATCAAGAGTGTTAGGCAATGATGAAAAAGTTGTTATGGAACACAAAATAGATTTAATGTCTTCAAAATTAGCAGGTGACATTGTTATAAGAGCAAAAACAGACAGCGAAGGCAGAATGACTGAAGCTTACACAAGAATAGCACAATTAGAAAACGAAGCCAATAATGCAAAAACAGCATATCAAAAAGCTGTATATACTCAAGCCGCAGAAAAAGCAAAAAAGAGAGTAGATGCTGTAATTAAAGCAAGAACAGCAGATAAAACCAACGGTGAAGGTATGACTTCATTTTGGGAAAATAGACAAGCATTTGGTTTGGACCCTAATATCAATTTAAGCACAAAAGAAGGGCTAGATGCTTTGAGTGCAAAATATGAAAGTTTTTCAAACAACCCAATCAGATATTCAGAATTGCCTACACAACAAGCCACAATTGAATTGGGCACAATTAAACAAGGTGCCGCTGTCAGCATTCAGCAAGGACTATCCAACATAGATCAATTGATTTCTAGACAGGGCAAGTATGCAGAGGGTTTGGTTACATCAGCATTAAGAGCATCATCAGACAACAATAAAAGCAATGATTATGCTTTGGTAGAAGTTATTCAATTGAGAAAAGCAGGCAAATTTGCAGAATCAGAACAATTGTTTGCGGCTTGGAAGAATGGACAAGATACAGAAAAAGCACTCAAAGCCACAATGCCCGCAACAGATTGGAACAATGAAAAATTAGATTTTCAAACAAAATTTATAAAGAAATTTGGCAAGGAGATCGATTTAAAAACCAGTTATGGCAAAAGTTTATTAGCAACCACATATCAATTGTATCTAAAAAATAGAGGTGCGGGTATAATGAATGCTTCAGAAAGTTTTGAAACCGCGGCTTCATTTGTTGGGCAACATCATATCAAAATGGAATTGTCAAACGGAAGACAAATTATGTTTCCTAAATCTTTTTTAAGAGATAGTGAAGGCAACAATATGACTGGTTACATACAGGATCAATTAAATGATACCATAAACAAACCATGGTTGTATAATATTGTTCCACCTAACGGACAAACATATGATCAAGTGATTAATAATAAAGATCAATTCATAATGGTGTTTGACAATGGTAGATTTGTTTATAGAAATTCAGCAGGTGACATTGTGGCACAGCCTTTACAAAAATATCCAAGTGATGGCAAAACATTATATTTGAGTGATGCCGTAATTACCACACACAAAGAACATAAACCTAAAACAGTGTTTGATGACACAGAAAACACTTGGGATATATTTCAAAATAAAAAAGTATTCAGTAAAAAATTACCTGGTACATTTAAAGAAGATATAAAAGTTGAATACGATGTATTCGATGAAACAGGGTTTGATTTCACTGATAAAATGGATAACAAATTATTATCATATGGTGATGCTTTACAAAAAACATTCAATAACAATTATATACAAAAAGACAATCAAGGCAGAACAGTTCAAGCATACAACGATTGGATCGTGCCTGGATTGGTTGGATTTAGTGAAAAAAATAGAAGCATAGCACAAGCAATCAGTTTGAAAGCAGTAGAAAATAATTTAACTGATAGAGATTTATTATGGGCATACCAAAATATACCTATGATGAGCAAATTACAATTAAATGATGCAAATAGAAGAGAATATATTTTAAACCGTTGGAAGAAAGATTTTAACGAAATAAGCAAATTAACTACACCAACAGATGGGGCAACAAGAATGAGTCCATGGCAAGTGATTATGAAATTAGCAGATGATTATGCACCACAAGTTGATGTAACCACATTAAACGAGGGTGCATAATGCCTATTGAGCAATTACCTGATTATATTAAGGTTGGAACACCCGAACAAGCCAAACCATTACCATATTCAAGAACAGAAGTTATTGGAGCGGGTATTTCTTCTGGTTTGAAAGAAACCAGTTGGAGTTATCTATCAGATATTCTTTCAAATGCAACAGCAAGAATTGATGTTGGGGCTCAAGAACTTACAGAAGATGAATTTAGAAATATGCCTGGAGTCACACCTGATATGGCTTGGTTTCCTGGTATGACTATGGCTGTCGCAAACAATTATATAGACACATTTGAAAGAAAAAAAGAATTTCAAATGATGAAAGAAAACACCACATTCGCAACAACAGGATATTATATGTTGGGTGGATTTATTGGTGGATTAACAGATCCCATAAACTATATTCCGTTGGGTATGCCTGTTAAAGGAGCAGGGGTTATGGCCAATGCTCGTAGAGCGGCAAGTGCCAATGCATTGATAGAAGTAGGTCTTACTCCATTTGCTATGGGAGCATATGCGGCACGAAATGAAGAATACACTCCGCGTGATCTAGCTACAAATATTGCATTTGCGGCTGGAGCAGGAGCAGGATTAAGTTTACTTGCTTCGGGTGTAAGAGGTGTAACTGGATATTTAGATGCTTTTTCATTGATGGGGCACAGAGGAGAACCCGGAGGATTGCCTGGTATTGCGGCAAGAGCAAAACGAGGAGAATACACAGTAACAGATGAGTTTGGAAACTTATTAAGCAAAGAAGCAATTGATATTGCAAACACAACCGGAGTTAGCATAAGAAACACAGATCCATTTGTATTAGATACTATGAAAATTATTGATACTACTGGACAAATTCATGATGATGTTAATAACATAAGAACTAAAGAGCACGTAACTGCTAGTTTTCATCCAATCGATGGTGTTAAAACTATAGCAGGTAATAATGAAAGTATTTTAAAAGTTTTATCTGTTATTGCAAAATATATCAACGATGGAGAATCTATAAGAATAATAAGATCAGACAAACCTGGCAGATCTGTTGAATTAAAAAAATCAGAAATCGAAGGGTGGGTAGATAAAGAAATATTTAAAGTTAACAGTAATTTAATTAAACCATTACAAGGCACGCAATTGGGTGAGACATTAATGGACATTAAAAAAATGTTTGTTAAACCTTTTGAAGGCACATTAGATGACAACGTTGCATTTAAATCTAAAGAAATAGAAGGTGTTATATATGAGGGTGAGTTTGAAATTAAATCAGACAAACAAGGTTTTGATCCTGCTAATGATATAGGCAAGATGTATAAAGTAGATACCAAAACAGGACAACGAACACTATTAACAAAAGAACAAGCCGTTGAAGCATTAAAGATATTGGGGCAACCATCAGAAAATCTAGTTGATTCTAGAAGCACAGCAAACAATTTAAAAACAACCAGCAACATTATTTCAAAAACTCCAGAAGAACGAGTATTAGAGGGCACAGGAGAAAGCACAGTGCAAGACAAAGCAATAGAAGCCGCAGACAACAAACAAATAGATCAAGATTTAGGAGTTGAAAACAGATTAAAAACAGAAGAAGAATTACGAGCAGATATAGAACAAAATCCAAATCAACCATTAAATTTAAATAAAAGGAAAACTGCTAATGATTTAATGGTAGCTTTAAGAAATGCCGGTGCAATAGATTTACGGGGTTTTGGGGTTGATATTGATCCAGAGACTGGAAAATTTGTCATTATCGATCAAGCAGTATATAATGGTTTGACTGATGGTCAAAAAGGGTTTGTGAAAAAAATGGAAAATATAATCAATGATTATGAAACAAATATTGAAACTAAACAAAATATAATTAAAACAGCTTTAAACACTAACAAGGATTGCGGATAATGGCTCTTAATAAATGTGCTCAACTGTTAAATGATTTCTTAAATGAAAATAATATTGTATTAAAAGTAAGTGAAGTAGCAGAGCTTCGAGAAGCAGTTGAAGCAAAAAAATTAGAATTAGAATCACAAGGAAAATCATTTGATTCCTTAATTAAAGGCAATGATATTGTTAGAGAAAAAGATGTATTTTTTCAATCGTTAATAGAAGACTTTTTTGAAAATTCTGACCGTAAATTTGCCGAAGAAGCTAACAAAAAAGTTATATTGAATATGAGAATGCTAGAATTAGAAACTAATACAGAACACTTAGCAAAACTTAATCCAAACAAATCAAGAACAGAACTTAATTTAAAAGCGTGGAAGGCATTAATTTTTAATAGTGGTGATACATTTGGTCATCAAACACTAGAAGGAATTATAGATGCAAATACTAAAATAAAACAAGCAATGTTGGCTAAAAAAATATCAGATATTTTTCAAGAATACGGTATTCCATTAGATGATCCGTTTGCTGTTTGGACTCGTACAGATATTGTGGGCAAAAGAAAAGAAATCGATCCCATAACTGGTGTAGAAACAGAAATAGATATAACATTTCAAGATGCTGTTATTATGGAATTGTTTGATATGGCTAAACAAATTCAAGGTCCAAAAGGTCAAAAATACAGTAATACTATAGGAGCAAATCCAGTCAGCGGCAGTAAAGAAGCACGTGCGGTTGCAAGAGCTTGGACTGAAAGTATTATTTTGCCCACATACTATGAAACAAAAGCAGTAGGTAGAAATACATCAGTATTTGATAACACACCTAAAATAACATTTAAAAAATGGAAAATAAAAAAATTACAAGATCGTTGGATAGAAGAACAACGACAAAAGGGCAGACAAGACTATGATGCAAAAACAGCCGCAGGTGATGAAGCATTTATTAGATTACTAGCAGACAATATGAGTGATTTACACGGTGAAGATGTTACACTTAGAGAACAATTAGCCAAATCTATATACAACAAATTTATGTTAACAGGTGACTGGAGAGATGCCGATGTTATTATTAAACAATACAAAGAACAGACCGTGGCTAGCCTGCCGTATGCATCTACAGAACGAGGTAAAGCACAAGCAACATTACCAACTACATTAAGATTTCGTGATGAAGCGGCATTTTTACGAGTGAATAAATTGATAGGTGGTGAAACTTCTTTATTAGAAATTGTGCATAGATCTGTAAATGAGTCAGGTAGATTGTTAGGATTAACTAAATTTTTTGGTGCTCAATTTGAAACCAATTTTAAAACATTAAAAGATATTGTTGAAAATGGTAGATTAATTGATGACCCATTAGATTATAGTGGTACATTCAATCTTCAAAACTATAAAACTGGTAGTTTTTTAGATAAAAAATTAGCCAAATCTGCAAATGATTATGTGGAACATTTAATACACCCATGGATTTCAGAAAATATTGATACCAGTGTTTGGTCATCAATTTTGGGCTCTATAAGAAATGCACAGATTGTAAAATTAGGCAGTGCATTTATTACAAACCTTGCAGATATGGCATCGTTTTGGACTGTGGCCAGCACTAGAATACAAGGCAGTCAAAGTAGAATAATATCAGCAATAACTGGACACGATTTTAAAGGTACTAGAGCAGAAAGAAGATTGTATGCATCTGCTTTTGTAGATTTTGCTGAAGTATACATAGGTACTTTGCAAGATAGATTTAGAATGATCGATCACGGAGCAATGGGTGGTAACAGTCGTATGGGTGATTGGCTTGTGAAAGGTTCTGCTGGGTTTGCACATATCACATTAAAATATACTGGATTTAATGCTTGGAACAGAACAATGAGCATTGGTGCAACATCATTCATTCAAAGAGAAATTGGTGATATGATCGCAAATAAAAAAGGCTGGCTAGAATTAAAACCAGAACAAAGACAATTTTTTCAAAAATTTGGTTTTAGTGAAATAGAATATAAATCTCTATTAGCCGCAGGAAATGATGCATTAGATTCTAGCGGTAGATTAAACATATTTGGTTATCAACGATGGTTGAAAGACAATAAAGCCATGTATGGTGGTACAGAAATACAAAAATTAATTTCTGTAATTAACGATCTGTCAGAAACCATGGTTATCAAACCTGGAGCTATCGATAGAGCGGCAATTGGATTCTTTTCAAAACCTGGGTCGGTTATGGAACAATCATTTAGAGCAATTACACAATTTAAAACATTCCTTGTGGCACATTCAAGAAAATTATTATTGAATGAATACGGCACAATAGGAAAATTAGCAAAAAACAAACAATTTGTACAAGCGACTATAAATTTGGCTCATTTAGTGGCACCAATGTTACTATTAACATATGCTGTGGTACAATTAAAACAATTTGTTGCTGGTAAAGAATTTTACAAAACTGATGATGAGGCTATACTTAGAGAAATGTTCCAATACACTAATATTATTCCGTTCCTTGGAGATCTATATTGGCAAAACGGTGGAGAACAGTTATTCAATATTATGTCCCTTAAAGATGGTGAAAAAACACCAAGATCTGGAGTGTCTATGAATTCATTTTTTAGAAATATTTTAGGGCCAACGCTACAAGATTTTGAATCTTTTACTAAAGCAGTTATAGAAATAGGTGAAGCAGGTTTATTAGAAATAAAAGGCAGAGAAAGAGAAGCGGCAGACATATTCAAACTTTCAGTATCTAGATTTGCAAGAACATTCCAAGGTTTCGATCCGTTTGCAAATATGTGGATGACAAAAGCATTATGGAGATCATTAACTTATGATACATTTTTAGAATATTTTGATCCGCAAAGATATTATAGAACACAGAGAAGACTAACAAGAAGAGCCATGGATGAAAGGGTAAATGGAGAATTATATAATTTTTTCATTAAAGATTTAGGTTTGAAAGATTAATATAAATACTAAAAAATTATGACAACTTCAACAGCAACACCAAGACTTACATACTTAACAGCAGATTCCAGCACAACTGCTTTTACGTTTAATTTTGACATAGCGGATGCAAATTCTATTGCTGTGTATGTGGGCACAACATTACAAACTATCACAACAGATTACACAGTTGCATTTGATTCTGGCACTAGCGGAACAGGCACAGTGACATTGACATCAGCACCTGCTTCTGGCACGCGAGTGTATCTAATCAGAGACACAGACAACGTGAGAACTATAGATT